GGAGACATTCGAGGGGGCAACTCAGAGTGCTTGCTGGTACTGGGAGAGTCGGGGCTTAAATAAATTCGCGGATACTGATGACATCCTCGGTATGACGAAGCGAATAAATGGGGGGACTATAGGCCTTAACGACCGCATTAAACATTACAAACACGCTCTGGCTGTGATGCAAGGTGGGCATTAATGAAACCATTTTTCTTTATAGCGATTGCGGTTATGACCATTGCATCCTGCGAAGATACATTTAGGTATCCATGCCAAGACAATAAGAACTGGAATAAACCTGAATGCCAGCGGCCAACTTGTGCTGTGACAGGCACCTGCCCTGATCAATTAGTGCCAGCTGCAGACTATAAGCCAGAGGAACAAAAATGAAATTGAACTCAGATTTGATTGACTCGTATATCAAGTTAATTATTGGCGTTACATTTTGCCTGGTGCTCTTAATGATGAGCACCTTGGCTATGTACTCAGTGGTGTTTGTGACCCAGCCGATGACCGGCATTGCACCAGCTGACAAACAATTCTTTATGCTCCTCAGTGATATGAGTAAGTACATCCTCGGTGCGCTGGCAACTTTGCTGGCGATCAAAGGTAAGGATGGCGTGGCCAAACTGATCGACCCACCGCCTGGTGTATCTAAAGCAAGTGACTGGACTGATCCACCACCCAAAGCACAAGCACCAGCTCAACGCACTGAGCCTACGCTTGAGCCAGTATCAACAGCTGCACCAATAGTCGCAGGCTTTAATGGTAAGCCTGCACCACCACCAGCACATCAACCGGAGATCTAACATGCGATTTAATGCCAGTATACTTGTACTATTAGCTGCGTTTAGTGCCAATAGCTATGCGGGTGGGGAACTAAAGAAGGTCTGCCATGAAGAGAAGGGCAAGCAGGTCTGCAAAACAGTAAAGGTGCATAAGAAATTAGAAGGCACTAAAGTCCCGCCAAAATGAATCCTTATTTTCTTGTTGGTGCTGTGCTTGCTGTGGCCATTGCCGGTGGTGCTGGCTACGTGAAAGGCGCGTCGCATGGTCGCGCTGAAGTGCAGTCAGCCTGGGATAAAGAAAGGATCAAGCTGGCAGAAGAACATGCCAAGGCAATCACAGCTGCGCGTGAGAAAGAGCAGCTGCTGCAATCTAATGCTGATCAATTAAGAGAGGAAGCCAATGCAAAGAATCAAGAGCTTGGTGCTCGTGTTGCCAGTATTGCTGACAGCCTGCGCAAGCGCCCCGACCGCGCCGCCCAGGCAGGTTCCGTGTCCGGTGCCGCCGGCTCTGCCTGCCCCTCCTGCATCTGTACTGCAAGAGAACTTGCTAGAGAAGATGCAGAAGCTCTTATTGCCATAGGTAAGCAGGCAGAAGAGCTCCGCATTGCACTCAACCAATGTGTCACTCAGTATCAGTCTCTGCGTCAGTAGCATCCTTTAGCTGTGCGCCTAGAGCTCGTATGCGTCTGCCATACATGCTAACGATCTCAGATTTTTTACCCAGGTCAACTTTCTGGATAATTGATTCGTTGAGATCTCTAAATTTTTTGAGCACTGACATGCGCTGGCGTGGTGGTACTTTGCCTGCCCTGGCTGTCTTATCCATGAGCTCAATAAACTGGTCAGCCCATGCATTAAGGTCTTGGTGAGTGGCATGTACTTTTGGCGGCTCATCATCCTTGCCAGGCGTAAGCAATGGGATGCCGTCGACAGGCGTTGCAGTAGGCTCTGGCGGCTCTTCTGGCGCATCATCCAGGTCAGGCACATACTCATCTACCAAGATGGGTTCAAGATCCTCTGGCACTTCTGGTGCTGGTGGTGGCGTTGTTGCTGCCGGTGGTGCGATCATGTCCAGCGGGTTTGCAGGCACCGGGGTTACATCCTTGATTGGCCGTGGTGCGGTATCGTCTGGATAATCTTGAGCCTCTTCTGCGCTGATCAAGCCTTTCAACACATCAGGAAAAGCATCACGCAAGGCAAAGCCACGCGCACGCATCTGCAACATCCGTTTAGGATAAGCCTGCCAAGGGCCTTGCTTACCCCATAACCCAGCTCGTTTGGCATCCTCTACGCTGAAGGTAGCAGTGACAGGCTTGCGGCCTTTTCGGTGCGCAATACATACAGCGACAGGGTTAACCGTCCCTTCATTGTCGATGCGCTCTTCGATCCCTTCACATACTGGACTAGCTTGTACCAGGGCAGCCATAGCATCACCGTAAACAGACGGCTTGCCATTGATTACAGCGATGTTCTGAAGCGCCTGCATGGGTGCCAAGCCCAGCTCATAACCCCATTGCACGCATACCATGATGTCCTGCGGCTTGCCCTGGTAAGCCTTGGGAACCATGCTGGACTCAGACAACATGCGTGAAAACTCGATTGCTTCGCCCATTGTGGCTGGGGCAAATCCCTTAGTTGTAGTGAGCTGCATTGTTTTTCTCCAGTTCATCTTTGATTGTTATGAGCACCAAGGTAACGATGGACTCAACTATTTCGCAGGCTTCTTCTCTGTGTAACTTTGGAATGTTGCCTAGCAAACTGTTGACTGCTCTGGCATGCGCTGTTTCAAGCTCGTTTAAATCAATCATTTTTTAAATTCCTTTATTGATAGGGTTGATTGTCTAATGCTGTAGGCATCCTTGGCCGGCACTGTCTTTGCGGCTTGTGCTGCGTAGTTGCGCATTGGCCAGTTGATTTCATACCGCCCGGCTATCCCTTTGGGTGCTGTCTTGAGCATTGTTTTGAGATCTTTCTCCGCGGCTGCTCTATCTTTTTCAGCTGCGGTGATCCTGTTCTTAGCATCAACAATTTTATCTGCGAGCAATTCAGCCTCAACATCTAGCACGATTGATTCACCAGCTGCGCTTGGGTAAATCCGATCTGCATCATCGGTGGTGGCCGGCGGGTAGAAGTCGACAGCTCCGGTGGTTTTGTATTTTTCTAGTTTGTCCTGGAAGTCGAGCACAGCCTGCTTGATGGTTGCTAGGGTTTGCTGATGCGGCTCAAACAAAAATATGCGCAACTCAGTGCCGCGATACAGCACTGAAACGCAACCCCACTTGGCCTGCATGATGTCCATTTGCGCCTGCAGTTGGACTGGCCCACGGTACAGCGCTGGGATCTCCTCGGCCTGGACAGATGTTAGCTTTGCCTCAAGCACTCCAAAACCATCGAGCACAATTTGATCAGCGCCAATGACAAAAATGCCGGCATCATGATCATTTTTAATTACTTGGCCACGGCCATCGGCATAACCATCGAGGCTGCAGGCCAGCGGTAATGTGGCGTGATAGAAAGCGCTGCTGAACTCTGTTTGTAAGTCTGTCAGCTGCAGTCTTTTGCTAGTCTCCAGCAAAATAATCTCTTCGAGTCGATCACCCCAGGCCATCGCTTCATTCTGCTCAAAGTTATTGAGCTCGCCTTTCAATGCAGAGATAGACAAATGCAGCTCATCATTGGGTGTCATGTACTTAGATAAGCCCAGCAGCGATGGCAGTCTGCTTGCCGACATCATAGTCGTTGGTGTTTTTTTGCCTGACATTTAGTTCTCCTTTAGTTTGTAGATCCGCACCACGCGAGCGTGGGCAGCCTTGTGTGTGGCTTCAGTGAAGCCAATTGCTGTGAATTTTTTACATCTAAAAACAGCTCCGAGTACAGATGGGTGCAGCTCTGCCGGCAGCTGGATTGCAGCTCGAACATCATTGATTGATACCTGGCCATCCCTCTTTGCAATGTCGGTGGCTATCTGCCTGCACTGGCTCAAGAAGTCTGCATCACGGCGTTCAAACAATGCGAGCTGTGCATCACGCAGCACCTGGCCGTTAATCATATGACCCCCGCCCAAACCAAAACCAAAACCATGATGGCCATAGCCACCATGAAGCCTGTTAAAAAGTCGTCATTCATGCTGCACTCCTTGAGATTAAGTTAGCTACCTGGCTGGCACCCCAAGTGCGGCCACCGCGGGATGTCTGCACGCCGCGAGCTGTCAGTGCAGCTGCAATTGAGCGCAGGCTGGTTGAGCCAGTCTTGGCAATGATGTCGTCAATGATGGGTTTAACGCGTTGTGCAAACTGATCTGCGCTTGCCTGGATGCTGGCGATGCCGGCAGCTGAACCAGCTGATGGGTTTGGGCTACCTAGTTTGATGCCGCGAGCTTTGGCTGCCTGCAGTGCTGCCTTGGTGCGACGGCTAATCTCTTCGCGCTCATGCTGTGCAACCACTGCACGGATACCGAACTCAAGAGTGCCGGCGTGGGGCATGTCAGCTGCAACAATCTGGACACCAGAGTCGCGCAGTGTGAGCAGGAAAGCAGCCTGGCGTGATAAGCGGTCGATCTTGGCGATCAATAAAGCAGCGCCTGTGGATTTGCACATAGCGATAGCAGCCTGCAGCTGTGGCCTGTCGTCGTGCTTGCCTGATTCGATCTCGGTAAATGAGTGGATGATGCCGTCGGCGTACTGAATAACGGCTGCTTGCTGGGCTTCTAAGCCAAGGCCAGATGCGCCCTGGCGATCTGTTGATACGCGGAAATAAGCTACATATTTAGACATTTTGCGCTCCTGTTTCTCGGTGGCGTAGCGATCTTTATTGACCGTGAAGCAGAGATTATATTGCTGCGATCAATACGTCAAGCACTTTTATTAGTTGACTAGCTATGATGTTTGAATATATCGTTGAGCAATATTCAACGAGAGGTGTAAATGCAAAATAAGCAACAGACATTTATGATGAAGATGCGCCCGGAGATCCGCGAGCTGTTAGACATGGCCAGCAAGGAGCAAAGGCGCACCAGGGTATCGCTGATTGAGGAGCTCATTGTTGAGGCTTATGGCAGGCGCTATGCAAGCACCAATGCCAGGCTAAAGCAGTTGCTTAATGGTGCTGCATGAATGGCCGAGGAGCTCGAAACAAGGGTGCAGCTGGTGAGCGCGAGCTTGCTGCCCTGCTACAAGATCAGCTGGGGTTTGTGGTTAAGCGCAACCTGGGTCAAGCGCGTGACGGTGAGGATGACATCACCATTGCCCAATTCAGGATCGAAGTTAAACGCAGAGAACGAATCGAGGTGGACAAATGGAGCGAGCAAGTAGAAGCCTGCACACAGCCAGGCGAGGTGGGCGTGGTGGCATACAGGCGCAATGGCCAGCCTTGGCGGGTAGTTTTGAAGCTACACGATTTCCTGCCGCTAATGAGGGATGCGTTGAAGTGACTGACTGGCTGCTGCGTCAGCTCATGGGTGAGAAGTATATTTTGCCTGATGCGGAGGGGCGACAGATAGTCAAGATGGGAATTGGTCAGTACCAGGCTAAACGCACTGTAGGCACCGACATCAGGGAAGCCATCATTGAAATACTCACAGATTTTGGTGAGCTCAGTACCGGCCAGCTGTTTGATGAGCTGCAGCTGCAGGGTTGGCAGGCAGACTATTCATCTGCGTACAGCATTTTAAAGAAGATGGAAAAGCACCAGGTAATCATTAAACGTATTCAGGCATCAGCGCATGGCGGGAAGGGAGTAGCAATTTGGCAGATGAAGTAAGTATTGATGCGAGCACTAGGTTTTGTACCAATTGCCAGCAACACAATCCGATAACCGGTGGTGATTGGCATGTATTTAACAACAAGAAAAACAGGAGATGGATTTGTCATGGATGTTTAAAAAGGAGGAATAAGGATGCAACAACCCAAACTATCGTTAGCAAGTGAGCCAACATTGGTTAAGCGCAAGGACAAGGACACAACACCATCAGTGTGGAACCCGAACTGGAAATACCAGGCAGCTGGTAGCGCCTTAGATCTCGCTGAAAAGTTTAAGCGCATCAGAAAGCAGCAGGAGCTGGAAGCCAAGGAAAAGAAGATGCGGAGGGTCAAATGATACGTGCCTGGCAATCATTCAGGATGTGGCGACTGGCTGGGCTTGGCGTGGTGGCTGCGATTAAGGCGACCAAGCGATACCACCGGAGATACCTTGGCTAATCGGTTTTGTGAGCAGTGTGGCCGAGTGCATTGGGAACCGCGCATAGTAGTAGTTGATGGGAAAGAGCTTTGCACACATAGCAAAG